AGGAAACACCTGTACCTTCTGTAGCAGAGTGTACGTTAATATCAGGATCACCACCTGCTGGTGCTTCAAAACATTCCATGCTACCAGCAATGATTGTTCCATTTTCTGCAGCAGTAATCTGACCTATATGACAAACATTAGATGTTCCATTTACACCAATAATATCGCCAGATGCAGTCGATCTTAAACCTGTTAAGTCTATTAATATTCTTGTTGTAATAATTCCACCAGATCTCATAACAGAACTTCTGTAAATAGTTCCAGTACCACCTGTAATACCAGTTCCTGCTTCTGTTGCTAATTTATTAGCATCAAAAGAAGCGATACCACTTGAATTAATACTTGATTGTGTTGTAATTGCTCCAGTTGTAGCGTTTTTACTTATAGTTGTAAAACCACCTTCTGATCGGACTGGACCCGAAAATGTTGTATTAGCCATGTAACTCTCCTTGTCTTGGCAAATGTCAGTTACACCATGTAACTGTCAAGGTTTGTTTTAGTCTATATTAAAAAAGGGTGACTGACTAGTCACCCTTTAAAGTTTTTTTTTATGCTCCTGGAGAACCAAAAACACATCTTGGATCAGAGAACCCGAAAGAATATCTTTCTCTCGCCTTAAATCTCATATTTCCAGTGTCAAAATCACCTTCCATTTGAGTTTTAATTGGTGCTCTTTCGAAGTGTTTAAATCCATTTGGTGCATCTGTTTTGATAAAAAACGCATCTGTATCAGTTAAGAAATGGTTAATAACATAACCTTGTGGGATCATACCCATATTTCTTAAAGCATTTATATCATTATCTGCTGTTGCAACTCTTAATGTTGACTGAGTTAATCTCTCAGCTACGAATTGTAAAGCAGGTGGAATGATTAATTTCATGCCTCTTAATGCGATTTTTAATCCTCTTTCATCCACAAAACCAGAGATTGTAATAAGAGCATCTTCTAATGAGGTCTCATTTAAATCTGCTGCAACTGAAGGCTCATTATTAAATGTTCCTCCACTTGTTAATGGATGTGATGCATCACAAAGAGCAACACCGTCACCACCAGCAAAAGCACCTGCAGTAAAAGCATTATTTAATATTGATGCAGCTTTTACTTGCTTTGTATGTGCCATTGATCTTGCTAATGCACGTGTGTATCTTGCTCCAAGACGATCATAAAGATTATCTTCGATTGCTTCTTCAGTTATTGAAAACGCTAATGCAATAGTTTCGTGTGTGTACCTTGCTGTGAAGGATTCATTTGCAGTATCAAAGTTTACTGCTGATCCCTCAAACTTAGTAGGTGCAGTTCCGAAACCTGACAACATTACCTCTTCTTCGAATGCTCGATCAGAAGTCTCTGTGTCAAAAATTTCTGCATGTTCATTTTCGTATCTAGCGAACTCCATACCAAATAAGGCGTTGAGTCCAGGCTCTAGCTCTTTAGCTAATTGTGCTCGTGAAATAGGCATTACACTCTCCTATACGCCAGTTGTTGATGGAGTACCAGCAACAATCGCACCATTTGGTGAATTGAAGTGGTTATTTAATCTTACTATTACAGGAATACCTGCAGCAGTAAAATCGCTATTGTTTTCATCATCTTGCCATCCCATAATACGGAGATGTAAAGCTGCAGTAGTAGCAATAGTGCTTACTCCTAACTTTGCAGATGATATACCTGTAGTATTTGATCCTGAAGCACCAGCTGCAAAATTAGCATTTGCAAAAACATTACCACGAAGTGTTGCTTCGCTTGTAACGGATGCATCTGTTGCAATTTTGTAGAGTTGCATTGGATCATCATACACATACGCTTTAATAGGAAAATTAGAGTCTGCCCCACTTCCTGTCCATTGATTGGAGAAGACTGGTTTCCCTGTAGTAGAAGATACAAATTCACATCCACCAAAAACGCCAAGTAATCCAACTGTTCCACCTGCAGCTGCACCGACAATATCGATAAAGCCTGTGCTTAATGGTATCACAGGAGACCCTTGATAAATTCTATTCGAATTATCGTTTTTGATTTCGTAAAGAGTATATCCAGAGATGCCTGCATTATTGACATTAGAACCAAATTTCTGTATTGGTTGTAAGCCAAAGGCAAGGTTTGTATTAGCCATGAATGACTCCTTAATTAAAAGTTAAAATTAATCCTTAAACTTTCGTTCTTGGACCACCAAAGGTTACTTTACTCCCTCCCTCCTTTGTAATAGGCATAGAGGGGTGCTGTTCTTTCAGTAGGTCGTTATCGACTGCAGTCATTTGATCTTCTGTCTGTTGACGGAAATAATCATTTCTTTCATCTACAACTTCCTCTGGCACCTTCGCCAACATAAGTCCTCCCACACCAATAGTTCCTTCGTGCTTTCCATCTTCGATAGTCGGCACAGGAAAATCTGGATGTTCATCAGCTCGAACTGGTTCAAAACCTTCTCTAAGTCTCGCAGAGACATTTTTCTGGTCTTGATACCCTCTAACTTCAGTTCTTATCCACCTGTATTTATAGCCCTCAGGAGGCTGTGGTGCTTCAAGAGACGATGCTGGTTTCCAAGGTCTTTTGCGTTCTTGCTTTGAACGAGATTCAGCAGCACGTGAGGTTCTATTCATATTCTTGTTTTCTTCTGTCATTAAGCTGGCTCCTTCACATGTTTTGCGTATTCTTCGAGTGGTACTCCAAGTTTTTTAGCGATAGCCACTTGACTTTTAGTCAAGCGAATAGTATTGCGTCCATTTTTTACGTTTCGATTAGCAGGAGCAACCGTCTGGACGTTTTTACGTGTTGTTCCTGATGCAGAGCCTTTCTTTGACTCTGGTTCTTGGTACTCCCCATCTGCTGTAAAGCGTTGGGGGAATTCTTCTCTAATTCTTCTATCCACTTCTTCGTAATATTCATCAGAGGTAGCATCATAGCCCTCCTCTTCTGTCATTGTACGATGAATATCATAAATTGTCAAGGTCATTGCTTTATTTTTTCCAAACCATTTATTTTTACTAGCCCATTGAAGTGCTTTTTCATCATAATATTGTTGCTGTGGTTGAGCAATTTCTTCCTCGACAGTTTTAGCTTTTGTTTCGGTTTTAGCCTCTTTTTCTTGAGAAAACTCTTCTTTTTTCTTTTTTACGTTTTCTTCTTCTACACTTAATTTTGCTATAAGTGCAGAGGCATCTGCCATAGCATCAGTATTGCCTTCTTCGTAAGCTAACTTATATGCTCTTTTAGCTTCAGCTAACTGACTTTCTATTTTACCACCATATTGAACATTAAGCTCTTGACTAGTTTCATTAAATTTAGAAGTTAGTTTTCCATTTTCTTCTTTTACTTGTTTTGCATAGTCAATCGCTGCCTGCTCTCTTCTTTCAGCTTCTCGTAACTTCCAAGTTAACGTATCTATACGCTTTTTTACATCGTCTCGATGTCCTGAAAGTTCTTTATCTTTTTTCTGTTCAGCAGTTTCCTGCTGTTCTTCTTCATCCTCTTCAACTTCTATATCTAAAGTGAGTTGCTCTTGTTCTTGAGGTTTTAATTCTTCTTTTTCTTGAACCTGTGTGTTATCCATTTTTTACTCCTTATACGTTTAAGATATCTCTAGGATCTGTTATTACAGCCAAAACTTCATCGTCATTTAATAATCGAGGTTCTGCACCTTGAATTTTAAATCTTGATCCTGCATATCGACCGAATAAAACCCAATCACCTTTTTTACACCAAGGACCATCAGGAAATTTATTTTCATCTTTATATGCGTCTGGACCTAAACTAACAACGTAACCTGTATTCGTTGCTAAATTAGACCGTTCTATAGTTTCATCTGCGTAAATAATACCGTTCTTTTCTTTCGGTATCGTATAAGGAAGGATTAAAATTCGCCAACCTGTAGGTTTTGGTAACCTTTCAAGGGCAGATTTATTATCTTCTTCCTTTGGTAATCCAAACGTAGATGGATCTAAAGGATTAGAAGTTGACTTCTCAGCCAAGCGTTCCTGTTCTATACCTCGTTTTATGTGGTCAGGAACGAAAAG